GATAGCACATGCCCTGCTGTTTCAAACAAAGCCCGATTCACGCCACAGTCAGCGCTATATACGGTACGTAGACACCCTGGCTGGAAAACTCCCTTAGGTACTTTTGTGTCAAGTAGCTCCATTGGCGACTTGACCGAAACAGTCGCCTGCTCTCTATTAGCAGGATCTACTTCGGCAACACGACCAATAAAACGCATTACAGTCCCAACCACCGGAGCGCCCCAGTCCGACATGAAGGCCCGGGCGAGAGTTAGTGAAGCTCCGTCGAACCCACCACGGGCTATAAAGGCCAGCACGGGCTCCCCCAGGAGAGTGTCTTGAACGCCGGCATAGAACGTGACACTCAGTGTGTCGACCTCTATGCCTCGTACCATCCGGACACCCGTACGCTTGATTAACGGACCGGACGCCGAGTAGTTCACCCCTTCAACATAGAGTTGAATACCCGCATCGGTGTAACGAAGAACCTGACCGCTTGCCAAGGCGATGGTGTAGAGATCGGCCATAACAAAGCTGCGTGCCGAGGACAGAAATTGCTTTAGTTCGGGAGTAGCCTCGATCATGGCTTGATACTCGTAAAAGAGACGTTTTTGATTTCCCAGATTCTCCCGAATGGCTGCGCGCTATTCAGCGAGTCAGATTCGTAGGCACAACGGAAGAAAAAGGCCCCTGTCCACTCCAACACAGCCCCACCAGCGGGAGGCTGGGCAAATGTGATTAGGCCCAACTCATCCACGGTGTACGCGCTCGAGGGAACTCCATTTACTGTCAGCAGTTCAATGTTGACTACGCCGTACACCGGCTCCACCCAGTCCCCAATGGATCTGGAAAGTTGAAATACCCGGGTGGCCCCGTCACCGAACCCGAAACGATGCTTCGATACCTGGTGATCGGTACGGTCAAAATATAAGAACTCACCGAACTGTCCCTTGCGTGCGTTGAAAAACTGCAACAGCCGCGTCCACTCGTCCAGCCCCGGACGCTTACGAACAGCGTTGTAATTGATCTGGAACGACCAGACAGGCGCAGCGTAATAGGCCGTGGTTCGACGTCGCCCACTTACCGACTTCTGAACGCCGGTACTCCATTCCGGTGCCTTCTTGTCGAGCAGTGTTTGCCCCGGCATATGGGGCAAAACGTCTTCGGCCATTACCCCTCGATCTGGTAAACCAGCAATCCATCTCGCTGGAAAAAACGGCCCTATAATCATGATTCGCCCCTTATGCCTTAATGGCACCATTACGCCGCAACTTCTGCACTTCCTCTGCAAACACCCGCGCATTACGTCGAATGTCAGCCGGGGTAAGGCGTCCGCTGTTGTCGTGATAGTGATAACCACCGCCGCCGCCACCCAGTTGCCCTTCGCCGCTCGCTGCCTGACGAATGACGTTCGCGTACTGCTTTGGCAGCACCATCTCCTGTTCGTGAAGTTGGGTCATGGGGTTCACACCTGCGGGGATGTCGTAACCGCCCTCAGCTGACGCCACGTTCTTGACCAAGCCGAAAACAAACGCACCGGCCGCAACAGCAGCCGCAACCCCCAGTACAGGTCCGATAAAAGGAATAGCTGACATAGCGGCGAATGCACCGGCCATCGCCTGCCATGCGCTGGCGATGATGTTGGAGATGGTCGCCGCGCCCCAGATCGCGACCGACATAGCCGCGCCGCCCGCTTCTGCAGCAGTCCGCACACCGACACCCGTGACGGTCGCACCGGTTTTCGCCGTCTCGCCAAAGATCCACGCCATCAATGGCTTGGTGACCATGTTTTCAATGAACGCGGTACCTATGCTTCCAAAGATACCTTTCAGCAACCCCTGGGTGCCCATCGTGCCGGTAAGGATTCCGTTCAACCCGCTGGACCAACTGGCCTGTAAGCTCCCTACCATTCCAGTCCAATTACTCTGTGACTCCATAGTTTGCTGCCGGCCGATTACAGCCATGCTGTTGCGATGGGTTTGTTCCAGAGCGAGAATTTGCTGCTGGACTTGCTGGAGAGCTACCGGGTTTCGATCAGGATCCTGATCCAGTAGCACCTTTCGCTGTGCAAGCGATTCAGCCTCAATTGCATACCGCTGCTTTTCAAACTCAGCTTGGGCCTGCAGCAACTGCGCCTGGGTAATCAAGTTGGCCTGCAGGTCCAACTGCGCCATCTGCTCCGCATGGGCAACATCGGTAAGCCGTGCCTGCTTATCAGCGGCATATTCCTGTTGCTTCATGTTGGTGATTTGCTGCTGCTTTTCCCTCTCAACAGCGACCACTTCCGCAGCCGCCTTGCGATACTCCTGGCTGTCCTGACCATAAAGTTGCCGGCTCCGCTCCAGCACTTGCTGCGCGATATTCAAACGCGCATCCATATTGTTGCGGTACTGCTGGGCCTGAGCCTGCACGTCGGCAAACGCTTTCCCTTCGTCCTCGCGCCGTAGTGAGTTCAAAGAGGTCAAATAATTGCGCTGCACGCTCAAGCGTTCCTTGGCTGTAAGGTCAGTACGTTTGAGAATTCCTTGCCAGTACTCTGCTTCCTGTTGCTGAGAAAACTGGAGAAAAGTGCCCTGCTCTGTCTGCTGTTGAGCGTGTGCAACCTTTTGCGCATCCAGCGCCTCAGACCACTGGCTGACTCGCGATGTTGCTTTACCTGATGGAGCGATGACGTCTTCAGTCTTTTTCGTAGGAGGCGTTGTTGACGCCTTCACTTTTTCCCGGTGCTCAATCGCTGCGGCATAACCGGCCTCAAGCTTCGTCAAGCGGGCAACCTCGATACCGTAGGCTGTTGGTGCCGTCCTGCCCTGCTGTGGGGCCTTAGTCATCGCGGTATCGCCCGTTGCTGCCATGTCAGCCACCTTTCGGCGCTGCTCTTCAATGCGCGCAACACGGGAACGCATACCAGCGTCCACCTCGTCTACCTTGTTGGAGTCAAGTTGCATGTTCTCCAGCAGCAGACGCTCCTCCACCAATGCCGCTTCGAGGGGCGCCTTACTACCATTGCCACGGGGGCCTGGCTTGAAGTCCTTGAGGATTGTTTCGTAGCGAGCAACGTTCGCCGCCACTTCGTCGACTGTTGCCCCAACGCCTGTCATTCCTTTCAACAGGCTATTGAACCAGCTGGCCGTCTCAGCAAGTCGCTTGTTCAGGCTGACAAAAACAGGCTCCAAAATCGTGCCGATAGTGACCTGCAGCTCGTTGCTTTTTGAGTCGAGTTCAGCCTGGCTACCTGTCAAGCCATCAGCCGCTTTCGCGGCGTTGCCAACCTGGGCTTCAGTCTCTTTCATCACCCCGTTGTACTCAGCGGTGATCTTCTGCGAATCGGTCAACTTGTCGCGGGTGGTGCCAATGCTCTTGGCATATTCCTCCCACATTTTCGCCACGTTTTTCGTGACACCTGCGTTGTCGACCAATACCGAGTTTTCGTTCTTCAAACCTTCGGTAGCCGACACTACAGCTTCCGACAGGCTAAGATTCGCCTGCCGGTTAAAGGCAGCAGCATCTTTCAAGCGAGTGATGACACTCACCGCCTGGTCGACGTTGTAGCCCCGGCTCAACAGGTTTTGGAGCGCTTTTGCCGAATCTCCGACACTGATCAGGCCATCAGCAGCAAGCTTGTTCGCTTCATCCATGGCGCGACCAATACCGACGCCAGCGTGATTGGCAACTGCCTCCAACCCCCTATATGCCGCCTGCTGTTGAATTGCCGCATCCTTACTGTCAACAACCAGCTGCTTGACCTTAAATGCCCCAAGTGCAAAAACACCAATCAGCCCGGCCGCAACGCTGGAAAGCCCAGAGCGCATGATGGTGCTGACGCCACCCAACGCATCATTGACCGCGGGGCCAAAGCGGCTTAGTTGAGTTTGGCTACCCACCATTTCGGTATTGATCGCCCGCAGTTCGCGACTGAAAGTCGTTCGAGCGTCACGCATATTCCGCTCAATGCTTTCGATTGCGCGGTCAAAGCCTTGGGTGCCGGCAGTGAATTGGTACGCGATATTTCTATCCATGCCGAAACCTCACATTGCAGACGTAAAAACACCGCCGAAGCGGAGTCACTGGGTGATGGCGAAAAATGCCAGATAGGGGTCATGCGAGCGGAACGAATGCATCCAACGCCCCACGCAGGTGCTCAGGCAGATCCGCGCGCATATCTGCCGCCATTGCCGCCAAGTTGCTAGCCAAGTCAGGCGCATCCGTAACGCCATCAGTCGGCTTGTATCCCATGTAACCAGCCACAAGCACGTGCACGGGTGGATGATGCCGCCAGTAGTCCGTCATATGGCCCACCATCACCATGTCCCAGTCACGCCGCAGCGTGACCGGGCTTTGACCTGTACTGGCGATCAAGTGAGCGTAGAGCTGGCCCCAGTCGAAGGGGCCTGGTCTTCCCCCGGCGCAGGCTCCGTCACTTCCAACCCAGAAGCGCCCATCACGGCTTCGAGTGCGGCGCGGAAGTTGCGCAGATCAAGCAGCCCTGATACTTCCTGACGATCCATGTCAGGGTAGTTTCGACGGAGCGCGGCGTGAGTGGCATCGATCACCGTGGCAATCGCGTCCTTATCCATGTTTCCGGCCATGACACGGTTGATCCGCTCCAGCAACTGCTCCAGATCGCCCAACGCCAATGGCGGAATAATCAGCGTCTTACCAGGGAACTGGAAGTCCACACCGGGGATATTGACGGTCATTCGCTAGAACTCCAGTAAGCGACTTCGCCGAACTCATCCGCGTAGCCGGTGAATTCAAAGTCAGGGATGGTGTAGTCGTCCTGTTTAGTTGAAAGACTCAACTTGTTGCTGACGAAGTTGGGCACGCGGACGTAGATCGACTTGCCTTTGTATTTCAAGTACAGCTCACCTTGGAACACCGGCATATCACCCATCGGCAGGTTGCGCACCGAAAGGCTCTTGCCGGTGGCAACTGAATAGCGGTAGTCGATAAACACCGAGACGCCTTCGTCAGCAACAGCAAAGGCATATTCACCGGTACCGGAGTTGAAGGTGTATTCCCCCTTCGCCGGCGCCGTCAGCACACGGGCAAAGGGCACTGCACCTCCCCCACGAACGCCAAGATCACCCGCAAGAAGGCCTGCACCAGGTGCAGTGACGATAATCTTGCCACCCACGGGGATTTCCTGCGGTGTGGTTGCATGGTGCACCAGCACCTGGCCGGGCTGCAGTGTCTGACCAAACACAAGGGCATTCATCTGCGACAAACTGATCTGGGCGGCCTTGGCCTTGCCCGACAGCTTGCCTTGACCACGCGCCGCATCCACGGCGAACTGCTCGCTACCGAACAACTCCTTTGAGTCGTAGGACAGATCAACCGATGCCTCCTGCATGATGCCCAGTAGGATCGGGGTGGGTGACGCCAGGGCGTTGCCATAGGCGTCCATCAGCGGGGTGGCGTAAAACAACCCACTGCCGAATGCAATTTGCATAATTTATTCCTCAGTAAAAGGTGGGGCTGGTGGTCAAGTCGTCGGTGTTGCACAGGTAGGTAAAGCGGTAGCGGACCAGGCAGTTGCCGGCTGTGTTGTCGCCCTCGTCCTCGATCCAGTCGATGTAAAAGCGCTGTACCCGGTCCGCTTCAGGAAAGGCATCCTCGGTGGTCAGCACAGCGTGCACGGCGACCTTTACGAGGTCAGCCACCTGGTCCCAGGCGTCTCCAGTGACAGTGTCTTCCCGGGCGATGATTTCCACCGTCAGTTCGAATTGGTTGCGGTCCACGGCAAAGCTTTCTCGCTCAGTGGTTTCGAGGCTGGGCCGCAGTACGAGCGCCGGTGTCATGTCACGTGTGATCGCCTCGGTACGGCTGCGAAACACACGGTCAGCCACCGGCGTATCGGCAGCCAGGATTAGCGCCTGCGCCTTTGCGACGATGCGTTCTTGGATCGAAGGCATGGGTTAAACCTTGGTGAGTGAGGCCAGGCTGAAGGCG